GTGCTTGGCAAATTCCTCTTCAGGAATCAAAAACTCAAAGGCTTCCTTATGGCCTGCCCAAACCATGAATGTATTAAAAAGAGCAGTAAGGAGATGTCCGGATGAATGACCTCGAATAACAAAATAAACTTTGTTGTCTCTTATAAAAAAATAACCATTTAATCCTTCAAGAAAATTGTCCATCATAGTGAATCTCTCCTCATCATAATCATAGTGAGATTTAACATGGGCTCCAAACCCACGAGTAAATCTCCTAGTAGTAGTAGCTTCTTGTTTAGACAAATCCCCGGCTATCTTCTTCCAACCTCGCCTGAAGGCGCGATTTGCAACCAAACCCCATTGATTGGAGAAAGGATTCACCCCTATGCAACTGGGAGTAGAAGACGAGTGGTCCATAATCTTCTTCATATAGGAACCAAAAAGCATCCTAAGAGCTATATTATAAGCTAGATCATGTCCATTAATAATTCTAGGACAAGGCTGCTCACAAAAAACTTTTTCCCAAGGCAAAGGCTCATATTTGCCAAATTGGGTTGCTAAAGGCCTAACCACCCCAGTCTTAGATTGCTCCAAATATTCTTCAACACGTTGCGTAAGTGCAGGATTAATCCATTTGGTATTGAAATTAACCAAATCAATCTTTTTCTCTGGAAAGAAATAACCTACGAATTTGCTACTGCTTGCCATGCTGGCTATTCCTTTATCTGGATCACCAAAAACGGCTGTGTGTAGATCCCATTGAGTACAAATACCAGGAACATTACAAAAATCTTTGCTCCATTCAGGATCTTCCAATTTAGCTGGATATTCAACAGGAGTGGCTCCAAAATTATGAGTAACTTCATTGCGATACAACAATGCTTTTTCATTCAATACTGCCGGAACTTCTATCTCTCCATATTTGGAGTCTTGACTTTCCATAACCATTTCTGGGTGTACACACTTGAACTTAGTTTGTTTCGGGGAACAAGAAACTTTTCCTTCCCAATCTCCAACATAAAGAGCTCCTTTAATGAACGGAGCTTCAGTAGGTGGGGAAATCTTCTCCTCAACACTTGGGGGCAAACCATTGTGGGTTTGAAATTGTGAAGGAATCATGGCCTTCTTCCAAATAACATCTCTGTCCTCTTGAAAAATAGGACAAATAAGAGAATCCTCACCCATCCGTGCCATATGTTGTCCGAGAATCCTGAAACCATCGTTTGGTGCGGAAAAGTAAGGAAAACCGCAATCACCTCCCTCACCCATACCTGAAAAAGCTACGTAATAAGAAAGAAGTGTGTCTGAATAGATACCTCTGCCAGTAATAACAGAGTGTTCTACTTTAGAATAATGAACGTGTCTAAAATCAAATTCCCCTTCACCGCGAAATATCACCTTATCTTTAATAGTACCACGAATATATCTCCTGGCACCACTTTCATTCGAACCAGCCTTAAAATCATTTCTAGACCTACACATTCCCCATAGACTGGACATACCAGCTATAGGAGGTTTTTGAAAGGTTATATATCCCAAATCTCTTGAGGGGTCAACTCTACCCAATGTAAAACCTTCTGTCATTGTCAAACAAGTTTTGACACCTTCATCAGGACCATCTGGGTAAAATTCTATCTTTTGTATGGAATAAACTTCATCTTTAATGGTTCCATAAGCATGGAAAGGAAAAAGAAAAGTTTTATCGTCCATAAATTGTCCATAAACCCAAACATCACTGTCCGCTGTGTAAATGCGCACGACCAGTGTGTTTGCAAGAATCTTCCAGACTTTATTATTGTCTTGAGAACCTGATTGGAATTTTGAATAAGGACAATCTATCTGCGCTTCCTTAGAAAGCATCTGGAAATAAGAATTACCTCCACCAGCATATAAATTTTTCTGCTCGATAAAGCTTCTTCCATCCCATCCATCAACTATGACTGATTTTTCTTTCATGAGTCTCTCTTTCTTTTGATTTTTCCTGGAATTGTCTTCCCTAAAGGCTTTTCCGCCCCATCTAGCATGAAATTTCTTACTAGATTGAAACATAGAAGGAACCTCAAAACCGGCCGCAACAAGGGCTGCTACGACAGAAACAAATGCAACACTGATAGCAGTACCGATGGCAGCCAACTCTAAAGCATTGCAATCTAGATTGAGGGCAAACCTCTGATGTATCCTCAATCGCCAAGAAATAGGAAGAGAATTCTGTATAAAAGGAGATTCATACGAATCCACCTGAACAGCACATCCACCTGATACCCACTCAGTAGCCCAGGTTCCAGTCAGAGAAGTTACCCATATTTGTTTGACACCATAGGTGACACATTTCTGAAAAATGAAATCAAAAAGTGCAACATTAAGGCAAGGACCCATAACACCAAAAACTAGTTTCATAAAATAACTAGCAGTCATCTCTTCTCCACAAACTGCAGAAGCAGAATAGTCTTGGCCATGCAATTCAGAACAAGGAAAATACCTATCAGTATAAGGCTCAATAGCTCTCATGATAATATCCAATTTCTCACCACTTTCATTGTAGCAAGATTCAAATTGCTCAATCCATTTCTGGATCTTCTTGGCTCTATCTCTAGTTCCAAAATTGGAAGCTAGTCTAATGAACCAACCAGTAGCATTGTTCTGATTGAGGAATTTTGTCCTATAATCATGTGGATAAGAACCTGGTTCAGACCTAACATCTGAACCAAAAACATAATCTGTTGCTACAGAAACTTTTTCATGTAACACAGGAACAGAAACGCCCAGTTCTTCTGCAACTAATGCTGCCGCATCAGGAACGGTCGGTATAAACATTGTACTAAGATCAAAAATAGATGGATTATTGTCTTCGACATAATTGTTAGGTATAATAACCTCAACATCAGAATCTTCTTCTTGATACATCTGAAAAGTGATATAATCGTGCCCACCTTGTTGCTTCTTCTCCCAAAGGGAATACCAGAGCAAAGCTTCTTGGCCTGAAAAGGAGACAACACCTTTACGATCTTGATCGTCTGTTTCAATTATTATAGTAAAACACTCGGCCAAGCTCTTATCTTCACACCAATGTCTCAAATCATAACCAGCTCTAACTGTCCTGATATTCATATCAACACCTTTGCACTGCAAAACAGAAGTAGTTGTAGTTAAAGGGTTAAAAATAGTTTTGCCTTTCTCAGGTATCAGTAAAAGCTCTTCTGCCGAAAATTGCAATCTTTCTGCAAAAGTTTTTGAAGTGGAAGTCTTTCTGAGATCGTCTGCTATCAAATTGACAAGTTGCTGAACATTAAAGTTTTTCTCAGCATACTGATCACTTTTACCTACACCAAATTTATCATAAAATTGAGGAACATCCAAAGAATTCGGGAATCCCAATTTCTTGTCTCCTATTCTGTTAACACAGGTGAGAGTCCAAGCCTCATTAACTTCTTGCAAGGTCAAATCATCTGCTCCTTTAACCACTTTCTTGTTGGTTTTAACATTGACTGCGTAACTTATACGTCGCCCCAACGCTTGAGGATTAGCAGATTGTATCTTATCCCATGTCATAACATTGGAAGTAACAAATACAATCTTGGAAGTGAACCTGAACATACCTTTCTCAGAGGCTTTAGACATATCCAAAGGAGCAGGCGCTGTATTGACTATGGTTATCAGTTCTGCTAAAGATCTGGCGAGTTTCTCAGGATTTTGAACTTGACCCCAATCATCCATAAGACAAAAGGGTTGATTGGCATATGTATCCCAAAAATCAGAACTAGAAGCCTTAGAAAAGACTATACCATCATTATCATTGATCTCCTGCCAAGGAGCAACCCCCATCTGTTTTAATAGGGCGACAATCATTTTCCTCATAACAGGAATGAGCTCACTCTTTCCTTGACCAGGATCTCCGAACAACCAAATTAAAATAGGTTGGTCTCGGTTTTTAAAACTGGCCTCTTGAGAAATGACAAAGGCATATTGCTCTGTCAAAGTAGAGCGTAACTGAGATAATGCGGGACCCATCTTCTGAAAAAATGGTTCAACACACATAGCAGTGGAATAACAATTCCACCATTTAAAATCAGCTATTACCTGATCAGAAAGACCGGGAACTTGATTGTTGGAAATTTTATCTTTAAATTTGGGATCTTCACATCTCTTTATAATTCTATCTTTAGTTGATTCATACTCCTCTATGAGGAGATATCTTTTGCCCCAAGGGCTTGTAGGATCTATTTGATAAATGATCCAAGATATTAATTGAGTAATATGTGACAGAATAGTCTCAAAAATTGTAGCACAAGGATTAATATCCTTAATAAATTGCATAATATCTTTGAAAGAGCCCGTGGTTTTAGACACACAAACCCCAATAAGACCTGTAATACATGCCAACAAAAACTCATCTCAGAACCTTGAAATTCAGATTCCGGGATATGCGTCAAACTCTCTAATTGAGTCTCTATATTGTCTTTGTTAACTTTAGGAAATAGAACATCAGCTATTAAACTACATATTGATTTGCAAATCTTACAAAACATTGAAACTAACATAACTGCCACCAAAACTTTAACTACAGTGTTGAAAAGTCTATCGCTGCCAATAAAATTATAGGCCGCACAGACTTGAGATTTAATGTAAACATAAAAAGTCTTGATTTGATTTTTCCAAGAACCAAGAGTAGTAAGAACATTAAACCCTTCACATACATCTTTCAATTGATCATTTATCTGAAAGTTTGATGTAGTGGTGTATTTTACATAATAAGGAAGTTCCTTAAAACTATCTAAATGCAAAGCTCTTTTCTTTTTATTAAAAGCCATACATATACTGGAAAACAATAAAATCTGTATTTCACTAGTGGCAAATGCCTTATATCGTCTAATGTATAAAAGAGACGTAATCTGAACGGGTGAAAGATGTAAAATATTCCCTGAGGCAGTAAAAAACAAACCAGTTTCCTGGTAGCCTACAATATGCCTAGCTATAAAGCCGGTACCTTTAGCTAACCATCCAGCATTCCTAAGAAGTGAATAGCATGTTCTAAAATACATCCTGAAAACACGGAAATCCATGCCTTTAGGATATTTATAATTAACAACAGGAGAAATAAAAGGGATACCTTTATTATCTAGATGAACGAATTCATCCACCCAGATATCTTTGGGAAGCTTAGCCTGATGAACTTCGTCAGGAGCTAAAAGTCGAGATTTCTTGTCTCGATTCTTTCCAGATTGAAAAGAAGAAACACAATCTTGAGTATAAGCTTGCAAGTTTTGATCACATTCCGAAAGCATAGCTTCTAAAGTGGGTATATCCAAAACAGGATCACCATACGTAACAGTTCTAGAAGGTTTAGGAAAAGAGTAATATCTGATTTGTGCACCTTTAGAAATGGATCCTTGATGAGGATCACTAGTCTGATGGAAAATATACAATTCTCTATAAGGGTCATAATAAGAACCAGCAATTGTCTGAGAGAGAAGCTTAGAATACATAGTCTCAGCCTGTTTAGGACTGAGCAAAATAGGTTTTATATCAAAAGGATCTTCTAAAAATTCAAAAGGACCAGATCTGGTTGCTTCATCATAAAAATGCACCAATCTCTCAATATTGGTCATTCGAGTTCGCTCGAATTTGTAACCAAAGAGGAATTGACAGTACGTCAAAAACCTGAGAAATTCAATTTCACTTGGCAAATAAATACCAAAATGGTCAAACAAATCTCTTCCAACATTATATTGGTCTATGTCAGAAATCCATGTTTTGTCATCCCAATAATAGGAATGACTATATCGCTCTTTAAACTGTTGTTCAATATATTGCTGAGCACCTTCCAATTCATGTTGGAAAAGTTCTTCATCAAGAGGATCAGGAGTGCCCCAATCCAATTGTGGACGTAGATTAATGTCATATGATATAATACTGAAGTGTTCATCTACGAATTGATCACAGAGAACGAGTTCCGACTCTAAAAGACGATGCAATCTGAAATTTTCCACTTTATTGGACATATATGGAAGCACAGAGCAAAGCTCATGTGTTTTTTGAATCATGTGATAAGTTAACATATCACATCCTTTGCAGTATTGGAGCGCCACATACGGCAAGTATCCCAAATTATAAAATGCATCTGTGTCAAGATGACGACAATACTTCTGTCTATTTTTAGGGACTTTAGTTGTTTGAGAGGAACAATCACATTCACCGCAATATGCAGTGTGATCGAAGTGCAGGCGTCCAGCCTTGCGTGAAATTCCCTCGATGATGACACAAGGAGAAGAAGGTTGATGTTCGATCGCAACAACCTTATTCTCATAACCAAGAGCTATATTTATTTTTCCAATGACAGTCTCTCGGTTTGACCACACGACTTTACGTGGAAGGTCAATATCCATACTCGGTTTGATACCCATGAATGTACACATATTGTAAAATACACAATCAGTACAAGTGCATGTAGATGTATGGATTGGGAAGCTCTCACACAAAAGCAGTGAGTCTTCACATTTATTGATGGTTTGTGCAATCACAGAACCATCGGACGTAAAGTGGGTTACGCACCCTAAGGGTTGGCTAGAATAAAATTGTTCTACCAACCCGTGGGC